AATATTACCAGCAAAATATGGCCTAGTTTGAATTTTATTAGATATCGTAAATCATTTAGAATCAAATAAAATTCAAACTAGGCCATATTTTGCTGGTAATATTATGTTACAACCAGCATATGATGGATTGATTGATAAAAACGAAGTAATTACAAAATACCCAAATGCAAGAAAGATTACAACTGATGCATTCTTCTTAGGAACTAGCCCGGTAATTACATCTATTCAATTGGATTATGTTGAATCAATAGTCCAAAACTTTTTAAAAAAAAATGAATGATAATTCAAATTAATATATAATGTATATGACAAAAATAGTTTATATTACAGGATGTTTAGGTTTCATAGGATCATATGTTACTAGGGAATGTTTAAACAAAGGATGGTATGTAAGAGGAATAGATAAAATCACTTATGCCGCACAACCAAATTTGCTCGAAGAATTTAATAAATACGAAAAATTTAGTTTTGAACAAAAAGATATATGTGATTTAGACAGATTAATTGAATGTGATTATTTTATTAATACAGCTGCAGAGTCTCATGTTGATAATTCTATAAGACACAGTGAAGAATTTTTACATTCAAATATTAATGGTGTATATAACATTTTGGAATTATTGAAACAACATAGCAAAAAAGAAGGTGGTATTTGTCCTGTATTATTACACTTTAGCACAGATGAAGTATATGGTGATATAGACATAGGAGAACACATTGAAACTGACATACTAAAACCTAGCAATCCATATTCCGCTACAAAAGCAGCCGCTGATCAATTAATTTTAGCTTGGTCAAGAACTTACAATATTCCTTATGTAATAGTAAGACCTACAAATAATTATGGTATTGGACAATATGTTGAAAAATTAATACCAAAAACATGTAAATTCCTAACTATAGGAAGAAAGATTCCATTGCATAATGATGGTACTCCCGTGAGAAATTGGCTTCATGCAAATGATACTGCAAAAGGTATAATAAAAATCATTGAATCCGAAATTAAAAATGAAATTTTTAATATTGCAGGAGGATTTGAACAATCTAATATAATTACAGTAGAAAAAATAATTTCAAATTATATAGGTCATTTATCCGACAATTATAAAGAAAAATATTTGGATTTTTCTTTCCAAAGACCAGGACAAGATGTTAGATATGCATTAAATGATAATAAATTAAGATCTCTTGGATGGAAACCGGAAGTTAATTTTGATGATGTTATTGGTAAAATTGTAGAGTATTACAAGAAAAATTTTATATGGTAAATTATGATTACAAAAGATTCGTTAATTAAATTTGAAGAAGATATTGGTAATTTGTTTAATCAAAAACAGATTAAATCCCCTGTCCATTTATATCACGGAAACGAAGATATAATGATGGAAATATTCAAAAAAGTAGATATTGAAAATGATTGGGTATTTTGTACTTGGCGAAATCATTATCAAGCATTGTGTAAAGGTATCCCAGAACACATTTTAAAAGAACAAATTTTAAATGGTAAATCTATGATTATGAATTTACCGGAATATAAGTTTTTCTGTAGTTCTATTGTTGGTGGAGTAACACCAATTGCTATGGGAACATCATTAGCAATAAAATTAAAAAAGTCTAAATCAAAAGTTTGGTGTTTTCTGGGAGATATGTCTGCCGAAACAGGAACATTTCATGAATCATATAAATACAGTTTAAACTTTGATTTACCAATTACATGGATTATAGAAGATAATTCTAAATCCGTATTAACACCTACACCAGAAATATGGGGTAGAACGCAGCCATATTATATTGATGTCAATAAGTTCAAAGAAAATGAACTTTATAATCACAATAAAATAATATATTACAGATATCAAAATGATAAATATCCACATGCAGGTGCAGGAGTAAGAGTTCAATTTTAAGTTATGAAATATTTAAATCAAATAATAAAATCAATGGATTTACTTTCATCTGATAGTAAAACTATATTCATAGGTCAATCAATTAAATACGGTGGTACAGGATTATATGATACATTATTAAATGTTCCTGACGAAAAGAAAATTGAATGGCCGGTTGCAGAATATTTACAAATGGGTGCAAGTATTGGTATGGGATTGGAAGGATTTACCGTAGTTACAATGTTTCCTAGATGGAATTTTCTATTAATGGCTACAGATCAAATCGTAAATCATTTAGATAAACTTACTATCATGTCAGACGGTAAATGTGTTCCTAAATTAATAATAAGAGTATCCGTAGGAAGTGAATATCCAGTAGATCCACAATGTCAACATAAAGGTAATTTTTCTGATGCATTTAGACTGATGTGTAAAACATTGGATATAATAGATCTAAAAGAACCCGAAGACATTTTTCCTGCATATGAAAAAGCATTAAATAGAACAGATGGTAAAAGTACTATGTTAGTAGAATACGCAGACTTTTTAAAAACAAAGTAATGAATATTTTAGTCACAGGTGGAAATGGATTCTTAGGATCTAGTATTGTTAAAAAGTTAGTAAAAGAAAATCATAATGTATTAGTTGTATCAAAAAACAATAACAATATTAAATCTGTTGCGGATAAATGTAAATTCATATGTTCTTACATTGATGAGTTAGATGTTCACATCAACGACATTGAATCTTTTTCACCTGATGTAATATTATTATTTGGATGGAATGGTGCAAATAGTTACAAAGACATTCATCATATAGATCAATACCATAAAAATATACCAGATCATATAAAATTTATAGAGTCAATTAATAAGTTCAAAAACAAACCAAAAATTATAGGAGTAGGAAGTATTGCAGAATACGGAAATTATTCGATTCCAATTACAGAAGAGTTTTTTGAACGTCCTAATAGTTTATATGGATTGTCTAAATTCACATTTAAACAATATAGTGAAATGTTCTGTAAACAAAACGATATGAATTGGGGATGGATTCGTCCTTGTTATATTTATGGTCCAAACGATGTAAATACAAGATTAATTCCGTCACTAATCAATAAGTTTTTAAAAAATGAAAATGTATGTCTAGATGAATGTAATACGATAATAGATTATTTATACATCGATGACTTTGTAAATTTTGTATATAGATTAGTTATATCAAATAATAACGGAGTATATAATATATGTTCGGGCAATCAATATAAATTAAAGAATATTATCAATCTTATACAACAATTAACCAATAGTAAATCCGAAGTAATATTTGATAAAAAATTAAATAGAACAACGAGTAATGGATTTATATGTGGGGATAATACAAAAATAAAGAATATATCTGGTGTAAATAACTTTACAGATATTAACGATGGATTAATTAAAACAATAAAATTTTTAAATGAATTATAAAATTACATGTCATTTAATGCCTTGGGAATTAGATTATGCAATATTGTCTTTTACCCAATTAAAGAAATCCAAATATCATTTGAGTAATGATGATACTGTATATGTAGATGTTACATTAAATCTATCAAGTTATCTAATTGATTGGGAATCTACTAAAATCCCAAAAGATTTCTTTATAGATAAGTTTAAATCATTACAGCCGTTATTAAACGAGTATAAATGTAATTTTAAAATTTATGATGGTAATGAATTGTACGGCGTACTTAATACAATGTTAGAGTCTACGGAATGTCATATTGATTATTATATGGTATTAAATTCTGATATGTACTTTACAGAACATTTATTGTCTATACTCGTACAGTCATCTAAAATTATAGATAATGAATTTTTTATAATATCTCCTCAAATTCCAAAATTGTGGGATGATACTTGGGATGTAATATCTAATTCAAATTATAATCATATTTCATACAAAGATTATAATAAAATTGATGTATATGATGTTCGTAATTATATGAAAGATAACGATCTTGAAATCGAATTATGTCCTATAAATACATTTAAATTTGCTGGTTGGATGGATTTATATAATAAAGATACATGGGAAAATTTTATTATACAAAAAGGATGGAAAGGATATGGTGGTTGTGATTTCTATGCAATGATATTATCAAATTTTGCAAAGAATAAAGGAGCGAACATTCAACAATATATAATAAAAAATCAGATTACTACTGAATATTGTTATGGTTCGATGAACAATACTGGTTATACCAGTTATTACAAAAAATTGATAAAATTAAATGACATTCCAAATCAAAGAAAAGACTTTGATTTAAAAATGAATGGATATATAAATGTCGGAATACAAAATTTAATAGATAAAAAAATAATCAAAACTTTATGAAAATATTTTCAAATTTTAGACCAGATACATGTCATACTTATGATGAGTTTAAAAAAGTATGTAAAGATAAACCCATTACTTTATTTTATGATTACGTACCAAAAAGTCTTGATCAGTTAAATATAAATCCATATAATTTTATAATATTAGTTGAACCGAATGAATTTTTCGGTCTTCAATCTTGGGTTTTGCAAAACAGTCATTTATTTACAGGAATTATAACATGGAATGATACTCTATTTAAAGACTGTTCTAATGCAATATTCTTCCATTATATTGGAGATGGTGGCGCTGGTGATATCAATCACAACTATTTAGAAGATTTTAATGATAAATATCCAACTAAAAAGTTTGAAGTAAGTTTCTTGTGTGGTGCTAAAAGATTAGTAGAAGGACATAAATTTAGACAAGAAATTTATAAAATAGAAGACAAAATTACAATTCCTAAAAAATGGTTTTATACATTAAAAGACTTTGACGTTGAAAACTTTAATAAAGGTGGTATTGGTAGACCTGATGATATTTGGGTACAAAAACAAATATGTTATCAAGAATCAATGTTTCATATCGGAGTAGAAAATGTAAAATACAACAATTGGTGTACTGAAAAAATCTGTGACGCTTTTGCAACTAAAACTGTTCCTATTTATTGGGGATGTCCAAATTTAGAAGAACTTGGATATGATGAACGAGGTGTAATTAGATTCAATTCAATTGATGAATTGGTGTCAAAAGTAAACAATTTAACATCTGATGACTATTATAGTAGATTGCCATACATTGAACATAACTATAAAATGATTAAAAATTTTAGATTTAAAGATGTTATTGCCAGATTGTTTAAAGATTTTATCTCCGAAAATAATATATGAATTATATAATTGTGTCGGCATTAGAACAAGAATTTCCGTTTGATAAGGAATTAAATGTATTATATACAGGAGTTGGTAAAATAAATGCTAGTATATCGTTATTAACTTATTTATATAACAACCCACATATTGATACTGTTATTAATGTTGGAACTGCGGCTGGAATAATAGAAAAAAAGAATCAAGTAGTAAGTTGTGGAACGTTTATAGAAGGAGAACTTGACTATCCAAGTTATGTATTAGAACCTATAATTATAAATCCAAATTTATATACACTCGCCACATTTGATTCATTTCAAACATCAGTTCCAAAACGTAAATGTGACTTTGTTGATATGGAAGGATATGCATTTGCGAAAATATGTAAAATAAAGAAAATTAATTTCTTCTGTTATAAATATATATCTGATATAATCGGAGAACAAAATCAAGAAGAAACATGGCTTTATAATTATCAAAATGGCCGAACTCTTCTTAAAGAAATGGTTATTAAACATATATGAAAAAAATACTAATTACTGGTGGTGCTGGATACTTGGGATCTGTTTTGACTGAAACTCTATTGAAAGAAGGTCATTCCGTAACTATCCTTGATAATTTATCCTATAATCAATTATCATTAGGTGGGTTCTGTTCAAATGAAAATTTCAATTTCGTACTAGGAGATGTAAGAAATGAATCTTTATTGGAAAAATTGGTAAATGAAAACGAAGTAATTATACCACTAGCTGCAATTGTGGGAATGCCTGCGTGTAAATCAAATCCTCAAGCTGCGATTGATATAAATCTAAATCAAATTAAAAATGTAATCAAATTTTCAAAATCTGATTCTAATAAAAAAATCATTCTTCCAAATACAAACAGTCAATATGGATCATCCACCGAGATTATTACAGAAAACAGTCCATTTAAACCATTATCATTATATGCAGAAACTAAATGTGATGCTGAAAAAACACTTTTAGACTCAGGAAATGGTATTGCATTACGTCTAGCAACTGTATTTGGTATGTCATATAGAATGAGAATGGATCTTCTGGTTAATGATTTGACATATAAAGCATTAACCGATGGTTATTTAGTATTATTTGAATCCCATTTTATTCGTAATTATGTTCATGTTCGTGATGTAGCAAATACATTCTCTTTCATGATTCGTAATTACAATCAGTGTAATCAATCTGCATATAATGTTGGATTGACATCAGCAAATTGTAATAAACTTGAATTGGCAGAAACTATTAAGAAGTATGTGCCAGAATTAGTAATAGTTCAAAATGAATTTAAGAAAGATTTTGATCAAAGAAATTATAGAGTTTCAAATCAAAAATTAGAATCATTAGGATGGACTGCTAATTATTCATTGGATCACGGTATTCAAGAATTATTAAAAGGATATAAAATGATTGTAAAATTCAAAAATAAAGATTTTACCAATCTATAAAATTTAACAATTAGTTATATTTAAAATGGATAAAAATTTATTAGTTGTATACAATATTTGTGGGATTAAACACGATAACATTGAAATGTGGGTTAATCATCTACAAGATATTGTAGATCAAACGTATAACAACTTTACTGTTGCAATATCAGGATGCAAGATATCAGAGTCATCTAAGAAAACACTTATCGAATTTAAAAATAAATATAAAAATGTAGTTTTTAATTTCACTGATGAAACTTTACCAGTAAATGTTACTTTTAATCATACCACGCAGATTTGTTCATCTGAATTTGGTACATTTGACGGATATATTTATGTAGCATCAGATGTAAAATTCGGAACAGATTATGATGTATTAACCAAACTCAGTCATTTACATTTTAGTACTAATAGTGCCATGACATACGCATTAGTAGATAATGATCATGGATTGGATGGGTGGTACAATGAATGTTGGGATGAATTGAATCAATTATTAGAAAAAGATCATTTTTGTATTAATATCGGAAAAACAGGAAACATGCATGTAATATTATTTGACAAAGAATTGTATGTCAAATATGATACTAAAATAATTCCTGATATTTTTGCATCTCATTGTACAGAAACAACTTATAGTTATTTAGCCGCATCCATTAACAAAAAGATTACAGTTCACAATAAAAGTGTAATGTTAAAACATATTGGATTTGCAGACGGACATAGTGTTGGTTTCATGGATGAAATAGGATGGAATCATAAATTAGCATGGAAACACTTTTTCAAATGTAAATCAACAGCAGAAGAAAGATTGTTGTCAAATGAAGCTAAAGAAGTAGGATTTGGTTATGTTGATTTTTATGGAGGATTTAAACACGATTCAAATTTATATGATGAAAATGAAAATCATATACAACCAGAAAAACTGTTCAATTTTCTAAAAAAGAGTGTATATCTTTCAAACGAAGAATTCAATTATAGTGAGATTAAATATAGTTTTATAAAATAAATATGAATGTATTATTTATCAATCCGGGAAACAAAGAAACAATTTATCAAGGATTATCAACAACTTATTCTGCAATTGAACCCCCAACATGGGCATTACTATTAGCAGAATCTTGTCGTTCTATAGGGAAAACAGTTTCTATCTTGGATATTAACGCAGAAAATCTATCAGTAGAACAATCGTTTGAACGTATTAAGGATATCAATCCAAAACTCATATGTTTTGTAGTATATGGTCAAAATGTAAATGCTGGAACAGTAAGTATGAGTGGTGCAGTTGCACTTTCCAATTATATTAAACAACAAAATTGTAATATTCCTATTGCTTTCGTTGGTTCTTATGTCCAAGCATTACCAAAAAAGGCATTGTTTGAAGAAAAATCAATTGATATTGTATTCACAAATGAAGGTGTTTACGCATTAAGAAATCTAATATCACAAGATTATATTGATGTAAATAATCTAGATCACATCAAAGGAATTGCATGGAGAAAAAATGGATTCCCAACATTAAATGCACCTGAAAGTGTTGTTCCACAAGATAGATTGGATATTGATTTACCAGGCTATGCATGGGATTTGTTACCATATAAAGAAAAACCATTGGATTTATACCGTTCTCCAATGTGGCATGCAGAATACGATCATAATAAACGTACACCTTATGCTGCAATTCAAACATCATTGGGATGTCGATTTGGATGTGATTTTTGTATGATTAATATTGTTAACAGAAATGATAATGATGAAATCGGCGTTGCATCGAATTATAGTTCTATGAGATATTGGTCTCCAGAATTCATTATTAATGAATTTGACAAGTTAGTTAAAATGGGTGTAGAAACCATTCGTATTGTAGATGAAATGTTTCTATTGAATAAAAAATATTATGTTCCTCTATGTACTATGTTGAAAGAAAGAGGATATGGTAAAAATTTAAGAATGTGGGCATATTCTCGTATTGATACTGTATCAAATCCAGAACTACTAAAGTTGGTAAGAGAAGCTGGTATTAAATGGCTTTGTTTAGGAATCGAAAGTGGAGATAGAAATGTAAGATTGGAAGTGTCCAAAGGTAAATTTCAAGACGTAGATATTCAAAAAGTAATTCAATACATTCACGATTCGGATATAGAAATCATGGCAAATTATATATTTGGATTACCTGGTGACACTTTTGATAGTATGCAAAAAACATTGAATCTTTCTAAAGAATTATGCACATTTGGTTGGAATGCATATGCTGCAATGGCATTACCAGGAAGTAAGTTGTATAAAGATGCAATTGATAAAGGTCGTCCAATACCAAAAACATATGAAGGATTCTCATTTCATTCATATGAAACATTACCTTTGCCAACAGATGCATTGACCTCTGCACAAATTATAAAATTTAGAGATAATGCGTTTGAAGAATATCATTCATATCCACCATTTTTAGAAAAAGTTGAACGAAAATATGGTGCGACAGCGGTAAATAATATTAAAGAAATGTTAAAAATTAAGTTAAAAAGAAAGATTGTAGAAGAAGAAATAAAATAAACATATAAAAGTAAAACTACATAAGTATATTGACTATGATAAAAAATTATACTCCATCAGAATTAATATCATTTGAAGAAGACATTGCGGAACAGTTTAATAATTCAAAAATTAAAGCGCCTATTCATTTGTATAACGGTAACGAATCACAAATGATTCAAATATTTGATGATATTAAAGAAGAAGATTGGGTTTTTTGTACATGGAGATCACATTATCAATGTTTGTTAAAGGGAGTACCACCAGAAACCGTTAAATCCGATATTCTCAAGGGCAAATCAATTACTTTGTGTTATCCAGAATATAAAGTATATTCATCTGCAATTGTAACGGGAAATATTCCTATTGCAACTGGAGTAGCATTAGACATTAAAAGAAAAGGTTCCAATGAAAAGGTTTGGTGTTTCGTTGGTGACATGACATCTGAAACGGGTACCTTTTTTGAAAACTGGAAATATTCAGTGAATCATGACTTACCTATCACTTATATTATAGAAAATAATGGAAAATCTGTTTGTACAGATACATTGAAAGTGTGGAATTGTGAAGAATTATTCTTTGCAAAAGAAACTCGTAAAATTAAATATTACAAATACGAAACAAAGTATCCTCACGCTGGCGCAGGCAAAAGAATTCAATTTTAATATTATGAAATATTTCGACGAACTTAAAAAATCAATGGATTGGTTGGCAACTAAAGAAAACACTTTGTTTTTAGGTCAGGCAGTAGAATATGCCGGTACTGGTATGACAAATACATTAAAAGATGTAGACAGATCTAAGCTATTAGAAATGCCTGTCAATGAAGATATGCAAATGGGTATGTCAATTGGAATGGCATTAAATGGCACAGTTCCTATTTCTATATATCCTAGATGGAATTTTCTATTACTAGCCGCAAATCAATTGGTAAATCATTTGGATAAAATGAAAATTATGTCTGATGGAGGATATAAACCAAAAGTAATTATTAGAACATCAATTGGTTCTCAACGTCCATTACACCCACAACATCAACATATCAGTGATTTTTCAGGAGGATTTAAAGCAATGTGTGATACAGTTGATATCATTCGATTGGATGAACCACATCAAATTTTTGAATCATTCCAATATGCTTATGAACGAACTGATAATAGATCTACTATCTTAGTTGAATGGGGTGATTATTACGGAGAAAAATAACATGACTATCGTTAAATCGCCATTTAGAATATCATTATTTGGAGGATCTACCGATTATAAAGGATTTTATGAAAAATACGGGTCATTTATAATAGGTACAACTATTAATAAATATTGTTATCTTTCTATGAGGTATCGACCATCAATACTCTCAAAACAATATTTATGCACATATTCAAAGTATGAATTAGTGGATACTATAGAACAAATACAAAATCCACTAATTAGAGCAACATTAAAATACTATAATGTAGATAAACCGATTGAATTTTTTTCATATTCAGACATTCCAGCAAGAACCGGACTAGGTGGTTCATCAACATATTGTGTAGGAATGTCATATTTAATCCACAAACTCCAAAACAAACAAATAAATAAAAAAGAGATAATCAAATCTGCGATTAAAATAGAAAGAGAAATTCTCAATGAAAGTGGTGGCATTCAAGATCAAATTTGGCCTTTTGCAAAAGGTTTAAACTCCATAGAAATTGATAAAAACGGAGAATTTAGTATAAAACCATTACCATTAACAGAAGAATTTTTAGTAGAATTACAGAAATCATTTACACTAATATATACTGACGAACAACGAAATACAGATCAAATTGCTAAATCTCATGAAAATGATATAAACAATAAATTGAATATATTAGAATTAGCAAAAGAATCATACTCCGCATTCTTAAAAGAAGATATAAAATCAATAGGATGTTTGTTGTATCAAAGTTGGATCAATAAAGAAAAAATATCCCCATTAATTTCTAATAATAAAATAAAGCAAATAATCGATGATGTAATGTCAATGGGTGCATATGGTGCAAAATTATTAGGAAGCGGAGGATGTGGATTTGTGTTAGTTGTATCAGATCCTATTATAAAAACCAAAATACTTGAAAAATATAATGGTAATGTATTAGAATTCGATTTTGAAAAATCAGGAACATCTGAAATTTTTTCTAGTTAATATATGAAAATAGGAATAGTATCTGGGTATTTTAATCCCGTCCACTATGGACATATCGAATATATCAATTCTGCAAAAGAAAACTGTGATAAATTAATTGCAGTCATCAATAGTGATTACCAACGTGAATTAAAAGGAACAAAAGAATTCATGGACGAAAATCATAGATCTAAAATTATATTTAATTTGAAATCAGTTGATGATGTATTTATTTCTGTTGACAAAGACAAAACTCAATGTCAGACTCTTAGATACTTAAAAAATAAATATAAAGAAGATCACTTGATATTTTTTAACAGTGGCGACAGAAAAGGTTCAAATTTAGTTACTGCAGAATCAGATGTATGTAAAGAAATTGGAATAGAAGAATCAATTCTTGAACTACCAAAAATATACTCATCAAGTGAACTATTGAAAAGTTATGAATAATTTTTACCTACCATTAATGGAAGACAATATTGACAGAGAAGATGTCAATACACTAATAAACTTTCTAAATCAAACACCAATTCCAAAACTAACCAATGGACCAAAAGTAGTTGAATTTGAAAATGCGTGGGGTCAATGGTTGGGTACTAAGTATAATTTGATGGTTAATAGTGGTGCTAGTGCAAATGAATTGACAATACTTGCATTAAATGAACTGTACGAAGACGGAGAAGTGATTTTACCACCCCTAACATGGATATCAGATGTTTCGTCAGTAATATTTAGCGAATTTACACCCGTATTTTGTGATATCAATCTAAAAAATCTATCTTTTGATTTGGAAAAACTTAAGAAACTAATTACACCAAAAACAAGAGCAATATTTTTGACCCATGTTTTGGGAATTAATGGTCTCACAGACGAACTATTGAACATTTGTAAAGAAAATAATATTCATTTGATTGAAGATGTATGTGAGTCACATGGCACTACATTCAAAGGTAAAAAAGTAGGATCATATGGATTTGTAAGTAATTTTAGTTTTTACTTTGCACATCACATGTCCACCATTGAAGGTGGTATGATTTGTACAAATGATGAAAGATTTTATCAAATTTGTAGAGCACTAAGATCACATGGCATGATTAGAGAAATGACTAATGAATCCATGAGAAATGAAATTATTAATAAAAATCCAGATCTCAACAAAGATTTTATTTTCCTGCGTCCATCTCATAATTTTAGAAGTACCGAACTTAATGCTGTATTAGGATTGTCTCAATTGAAAAAATTAGACAAAAATAACAAAAATAGAATAGACAATTATAACTATTTTATGAGTAAGTTGGATTCTTCCAAGTATGTCACTGATATTGAATTGGATGGACAGTGTAATTATGCATTTACAGTAATCTTAAAAGATCCTTCTTTTGTTACTCAACTAAATGTAGAATTGAGATTAAAAGAAGCCCGTATTGAATTTAGAAGAGGAATGTCTGGTGGTGGAAATCAACTTCGTCAACCATACATCAAAAAACATTTCAATATCAACTATGATGATTTTAAAGTAGTAGATCACGTTCATAATTTTAGCTGGTATATTGGAAACTATCCTGGACTACAAAGAGAAAAAATTGATACTCTATTAAAGGTATTAAATAATATATGAATTCTAAAATAAAAGAATGTAGTACTACTATTAATGATCTAATAGTAATTCAACCTGATTCATTTTACGATCATAGAGGTGAAAACTTTGAAACATACAATGAAGAACATTACTCTAAAATGTTCAAATCGGATCTGAAATTTGTTATTGATTCATTTTCTAACTCAACCAAAAATGTTTTAAGAGGATTTCATGGAGATACCGACAATTGGAAATTAATTGACGTATTAAAAGGAAATGTGTATTTTGTAGTCATTGATGTACGATTAAATTCATCTACATATAAAAATATACAGTATTTCCAGTTAAATGATAAAAATAGATATCAAGTTCTTGTTCCTGCGGGATGTGTTAATGCACATTTAGTTACATCCGACGAATGTCTATTTCATTACAAACTGACAAAAAGTTATGTATCAATAGAAAAACAAATTCACATTAAGTGGAACGATCCAGAATATAATGTATTTTGGCCAATTAAAGACCCAATTCTTTCAAAAAGAGATAAATAAAAAAAGTTATGTCAAACGAAACATTTAATTTTAGAAAAGATAGATTTCAAAAAATAATTGATAAAGACTGTGTTGCAATTGATATAGGTGCTCACATAGGAGAATTTTCAAAACTATTTGCCAAGTGTGCAAAAAAAGTAATTGCGTTTGAACCAAATAACTTTGTATTTCAAAGTCTAGAATCAAATCTAAAAAAAGAAAACTATCTAAATGTAGACATATATAACTTAGCATGTACCAAAGAAAACAAAAAGTACATGTTCAACTATAGCGATCCTAAAATACATAAAGACGGTTCCAATGGTGGATTTTTATCAAATTTAGAAAATAAAGGATTTTGCAAACATCATTCATATGAACAAGAAGTAAACGGTGTAAATCTTTTAGATTTTATTGAACAGAAATATAGCACTGATATTGATAATATTAAATTTATTAAAATTGATGCGGAAGGATATGACAAAGAAATACTAAAAACCATAATTCCTTTAATCAATAAAAATAAACCTGTTCTAATGGTAGAAGCATTCAAGTTTTTAACAGAACTGGAACTTGAAGATTATTTTAATGTTATAGATTCATTAGGATATAAAATCTATGACATATCTCCATTAGACAATATTGTTGATTGTGCCGGACCATTGGATCAAGATGAATTTAAGTATTTTACATATAACGTATGTGACAATGGTAATTTCTTGTGTGTACATAAAGATGATATTAAAAAATATAATCTACCAGATAAAGTAAAGGGTAAAACATGCGTTGTTGTTTTCGGTAGAAACGATGGTTATAAAGAAAAAGAACGTTTTAAAATTCATATCACCAAAATGTTAGAAACATTTGATGAAGTGATTTATGTCGATTGGAATTCTGAAAAAAGAAGTTTCTTGTATGAGATTATCGACGAAATTCCTAAAACAGGAAGATTAAAACATTTTGTAATTGAACCAAAAATTGCTAAAATTTTAGAGAATTACGATCCAAATGCACAAGCATGTTCTACAGTATTCTCATTTAATATTGGTATGCGAAGAACAGATGCGGAATATATAGTTCTATCTACTACCGATATTATTCCTCCTACAAAAGAAATTCTACAAGAATTTATTAATAAAACCAATAAAAATACAATGTATGTTCTTAGTAGACGAGATATCGAATATAAAGACGTTATTGCTAATAAAGACAATTTAAATGATTACATTGACCATTTAAACATTACAAGTAAACCAAGATATTTTCCAGCAAGAGTTACGCCTAACGATAACTATAGTCTGTTTAATTGTTGTGGTGACTTTCAATTTGCTACAAAAAATATCTGGTTTAAAGTTAGGGGATACGAAGAACAAATGAAATATGCGTGCTTTGTAGATACTAATGTTCAAAAGAAATCAGTATTATATGGATTTCAATTAAAAGACATATATGATGTTCCTTTATATCATATGAGCCATACTGGTATGTCTAATGACGGAAGTTCTCCAAGCAAAAAGTTTTATAACAACGCAATGGATTGGGTAGAATATTTTGGTACTTATACAGATCACGGACATATCATGATATCAAAAAATGACGAATGTTGGGGATTTTCAGAAACAGAAATTGAATACGAAATAATATGAAAAATGTAGTTATCGTAGGTGGAGGAATTGTTGGATTAGCCGTTGCATATAAATTATCATCCAATAAAAATTTAAATATTACAGTACTAGAAAAAGAAAACGATGTAGGACAACACCAAAGTACCCATAATAGCGGAGTATTACACTGTGGTTTGTATTATAAACCTGGATCATTAAAAGCACAATTATCTGTAAACGGTATAAAACAAATGACTGATTTCTGCATCAAACATAATATTCCACATGAAATATGCGGAAAATTAGTAGTATCTACAAATCAAGAAGAATCTATAAAATTAAATGAATTGTTTGACCGTGGAACAAAAAATGGATTAAAAAATCTTAGAAAATTAAACAAACAACAAATGCTTGAAATTGAACCAAATGTAGGAGGAATAGAAGCTCTACACGTTCCACAAGAAGGAATTGTTGATTATAAAAAAGTAATACAAAAACTGTCAGAACTAATTACAAATAACGGACATACAATAAAATTAAACTCCAAAGTAACTAATATTACTAAAGATAAAGTATTTGTCAAAAATGAACAATTTAATTATGACATTTTAATTAATTGTACAGGATTACATTCTGATAAGATCTCAAAATTTACTACCAAAATTAAATCTAAAATTATTCCATTTAGAGGAGAATATTATAAATTAAAATCAGAATCTAGTCATTTAGTTAATAATCTAATTTATCCAGTACCAGATCCTAAATATCCATTTTTAGGAGTACATTTTACCAGATTAATTAACGGTGGAATTGAAGCCGGACCAAATGCAGTATTGGCATTCTCAAGAGAAGGATATTCTCTATTTAATATAAATCTACTTGATATATTCGATTATATTACATTCAAAGGACTTTGGAAATTTATTCTTAATCACAAATATATGTGTTTTAAAGAATTATACCAATCAATTAGTAAAAAACAATTTACTAAAGCATTACAAAAATTAGTTCCAAATATTAAAGAAAGTGACTTGATCAGGGGAGATGCAGGTGTAAGAGCACAAGCAATGTCAAATACAGGAGAATTAATTCAAGATTTTGAAATAGTTATTAAAGATAATGTATGTAATGTTGTAAACTGTCCAAGTCCTGCTGCAACATCGTCTTTATCAATTGCAGATTATATTATCAAACAAATTAAATTATGATTGGAATTATATTTATATACACATTCATATTAATAATATGGTTCAACACCGAAGCATTTGTTGAATACATTCACTTATTAAGACTTAAATGGTTTAAAGTAAATGACTATTTAAATTCAAAAGAAACAGATTTTACACTCACATATCATTCATATCTACTACAAAAACATAATAGTTTTTTTACTAGATTGATTACATGTCCATTTTGCTTAAATTTTTGGTTGATTTTAATAGGAAAATTTATTTTTGGTTATTCATTTCTAGAAATACCTACTATTTATGTAACATCACTAATTACATATTTTGTATTCAATAAGTTATCACCATGAGAATCTCCAATTTAAATGAATTATACAATTATATCAAAACAAAAGAACAATTAACATCCAATGGAAGTTTAATGCAAATATGTGCTTGTGTAGATCAATTTAAAAATATATGCAGTTGTAAAGCAAAAGAAAAAGGTCAAAAATTATTTGACTGTAATAACAAATATGTTTCTACAATAAATAACATTGACCAACAAACCATAGATTTATTGTTCTCAGTAACAGATGACAAATCAATAGAATTTTATGATAATTCTATTCACATCAAAACTATTTCAGTATCTCCTTAAGACAATCCTCTACAATAAGATTTAAATTCGGATTGTTAATCAAATCACTGTGATTTTTATCAGTAACTATTTGTTCCCATTCAACTTTATAATCAGCAAGAAATCTAATCTTAGGATCATTCAACGCTTCATGTTGATTAGGAGCTTCTGTATAGATTTTCTTACTTTTATCATTGATTCTATAATGTCTTCCATCAGTAGCAAATCCATAAGTATATTTACTAATATGAACCAACTTGCCACCCAGTTGTTTCTTCAACCAAAATACTTCATCATCGGTATATTCTACATAACGAATGTCGCTGATAAAATTAACATCGTTAGTATCTTTCTTTAACTCTTCATGTAATAACCCCGTCCAATATTTACCTTCAGTCTGTTTTCGTTTTACACCGCCATACCACACCAACATTTCTCTAAAAGCATTCTTATCCTCGGTCTTTTCACTAAAAGCACTTAATCCCAACTTTTCTTGAATAAACGGTTCACAATCTTTTTTCAAGAAATATGCGAGTGCATATGTTTTAGATGTCAAATTATACTTTTCTTTCAATACTTTTTGCGCAATATCACAAAATAAATTCTTACCACTTCTAGCAAATCCAGATACTCCTATATAAATTTTATTCATTTTCCATTAACCCTTCTATTTCTTTTTCCGATTTTCCATACTGTTTACATATATCAATCAGACTATTAATACCACTTTCCGTTCTGAAAAATAGTACACAATAACTATAGGCATCATCTTTGCTTACCTCAAATTTATTTGATACCAATTGAATTAAATCTTTGTTGAATTTTACTTTGTTAGGTTTAATCCACTTACAAAACCGTCTGCCACGTGGTACAAAGTCACATAATACCTTATAA